GAGAATGATATAAATACATTGAAAACTGAATTAAACGATATAAAGAATTCTTTGAACTTAATTTTAAATAGATTGAACACGAGGTAGGCATTAGATGTCAACAATCACAACTAGAGCAGCTAAAGGTACTCCTCTTACTAATAATGAGATGGACACCAACTTAACTAATCTTAATACCGACAAGTACGAATCAGGTAACGATATTGTTGTAGATGATATATCTTCAACTGGAAACCTTATATTAAGTATTGCGGCAACTGTTACGGCAGCAGGTACTACGCAAGCAGGTGCGACCGCTCTTACTAAAACATATAGTGTAGTTACTACTGCTACAAGTAATCAAGGTGTAAAATTACCTACTGCTCAAGCTGGATCGGTATATAATGTAATAAACGCAACCGGTGTTAATGTAAAAATTTATCCTAATACTAGTGGGACTATTAATGGTGGTAGTGCTAATGTCGCGGTTAATGTTCCAGCTGGAGCATCAATTGAATTTATAGGAAGTTCCACTACTAATTGGCAAACTCTAGTAGATATAGTAATATATGACTCTACTAGCACTAGACTTAACTAGGAAATATAAATGCGACCATTACGAATTAAGGCATCCGGCAGCCCAATAACTGCTGCAAACTATCAAGGTTTACAGGAAATGACTGATGCTGAAATTAATCAGTATTTGTCATATGTAATAACAAATAAATTTGCGGATGATTCTGATGGTACAGGTGTAGCAGAACTTAACGTTGACACCGCAAATGCTTTAACTGGTACTTCTATTGGTACATTTGCAGACACCATACGTGATGATGCAATTGGTACTCACCCAACAGCCGGCGCAGTCACAACTACTACTTACTATTTTAAACAAGTTAGTTCATCCGCTGCCGTCAGTATCACAAATCGTATTGTAGGATACGATGCAGCAATTAAAGAGATGACAAATTCTGATTTAAATACTGATATTTTAGATAAAGTTATTGAAGACATGGTAACTGAAACTACATATACGGTTGGTCAATATAAATTATCAGCAACAGCTCCTGCCGGAGGCACTTGGACTTCAAGATATACTATTACTGACAGTACTCAAGGCGGTAATACTGTAGTTTATCTTTGGCAAAAAACTGCTCCAACAACCGCAGCCGATGCTGATTTTACTAGTTTGAAATTAGACGGTACAAGCGTTAAAGGTATGACTTCTGCTGAAATTGAACAGATAGTTCCTAACTTCAGAAATAGAATTATTTCATCCGAAATTGGAACATATAAACTTCAAGCAAGTTCAAGCGGTTTAACTGGTACATGGGTACAAATGGGAGACGCACTAACAGATACTCGTCAGGTAGTATCATCGCAGAATTATTCTGGTACATACACTGGCACTTTCACCGGGAACTATGTAGGAACCTCAGCTTTCGCAGGTTTTTATGCTGGTTTTACAGGTTCATATACAGGGGCTAAGACATTTACTGGATTTTATAGTAGTAACTTCACTGGTGCATACGCAGGCGATACAATTCAAGCATCAACTGAAGTGGTATCAACTGTAAGGCTTTGGATAAGAACAGCTTAAAAAATTGAATATATAGTATTATAATTTAAATTATGGAGATTATATTATGTCAGAAGTTTCAGCATCTGTAGAAACATCTGTTAGCACCTCAACAGAAAACACACCAAAACGTAAAGAATATCTACACCCATATTGGTCTAATAAAGAAAACCGACATCTAATTGTTACTATTAAAAATCTTAATGGTCAAGAAAATATTGCGTCCATTCAAGATCCTGATGGCGTAAATCCTGATATGAAAGCGATTCTTGAGCAATATACTGAAGAAGATATTGATGAGAATACTAAAAAAGGTTTAGATAAACGTAACGAAATTATCAAACAGCAAATGGAACGGCAACAATCTCAAGTTGCGCGTGGGAAACAAGAAGTTCTTTTTAATTATAAATTAGAAGCATTTGAAGTTGAACAAATTAAAAACTCTAAGAATACTGAACTGAAGCGAATGATTCGCAAGTCTAAATCTATCATGGAAGTTCAAGCGTATGCTACAATATTAATAATGAAGGAACTTGAAAATGCCAGAGAAGAAGCAAACTAAAGGATTTGTAATTATTGCTTCTGTTAAAAAAGGTTTCTATCGTTACGGAAAAGCATTAGCAGAATCAGTAAAAGATTTTTGGCCTGAAGCTAATATTACTTTCTTCACACATGAAGAATGGGTTGAGCCTGAAGACTATACAATCTTTGATAACATAATCACTGAAGGCATTCCACGACATATTCGTGCTAAACTCTGGGCACTCAATAAAACTCCTTACGACATTACTTGCTACCTTGATGCTGATATGATGTGTCAGCATGAGGATATTCAAAATGTTTTTAATGAATTACCAGATGATCTAGATATTGTATTCACTAAGAATCGTCCTTACAATGCTAAACTTACTAAGTTGGCAGAAGGCGAAGAAATGACTTGTCATTGTGGATTCTTCATATATAGAAAGAATGAAGCGACAATGGATCTCATGGGAGCTTGGTACACTGAATATTTAAAGCAATGGGAACCTGATTATGATATGCTACATTATCCTGAAGATGCTAGAAAGTGGGATACTTTTACAATGTGGAGACTATTGACTTATGGTGAGAAAGTGGTAAAGTGGGGATACATAAAAGAACCAGACGCTCGTTGGAACTTTGTAAATGGTTATCACTACGAAGAACTTCAAGGAACTGATATTGTTTTGTATCATCATACTATATCGAAGGATAAGTTAGAATGAAATTAGTTGATATTAAGAATGAAGAAGTGTTAGCAATCATAACAGAATATAGTGATTGGTTCTTTAATCAAGATTTAACTGATTTGGATAAAATATCTAAGCACGAAGGCCGACATCAAGGATACACATTAGACACTGGATGCGGCTTAGAACATTTAGAAGAAATTGTTTCCAAGGATGGACAACATATAGGATATCCAGAGAAAACCATATCAGTAGACATTGCCTCAGAAGAGCGTGTATCATCTGAACACAAAAACAAATGTATAACCATGGCTACAACATTGTGTTCATACTTAGGCGCTCGAAATCAAGCAGTAAATGTTTATTATCCTTCTGAGGGATTTATGAGCTGGCATAATAATTGGAATGCATCGGGATATAATATTCTTCTATCATACTCAAAAGAAGGAAATGGATTCTTTAGATACAGAGATCCTATTACAAAAGAAATTGTGACTATGAAAGATAGTCCAGGATGGACATGTAAGGTGGGATATTTCGGTAAAGGTAGAGAACCCGACAAAGTAGTATATCACTGTGCAGGTTCTCATGAGCCTCGTCTTACTTTAGGATTTGTCATACCACACTTAGAAATGTGGCAAGATATGATTGCAGATATATCGGGAGAAGATGCTACTTCTTTCCAATAGCCATAAATCTATCGTATTCGTTTAGCCCATCGAATGTCCAATATTTTTGTTTGATAGAGCCTTCATATAACACTTCTGTAATACCTATATTTTTTAAGTGTTCTTCTGGACTGTTTACACAATTTATACCATACATCTCTTTAATTACATTAGAGTTTTGAATCGCAAAAATACAATCGGGATTTGCAGTAGTGAGTTCTTTCAAAGGGTACATTGTCTCAGCACACATAGATATTACTACATCTGATTGCATTGCATTAATGTCGTGAAATGCAAACGGAACATCCCAGTTAATATGATTTAAATCTACCCCGACTTCTCTATAGTGTCTATTAAAAACTTTTGATAACTCTAGCGCATCATTGTCAACATCAATAAGATTGATTTTTTTTACATTTAAATTTTCGCAAAGCAATGGAACTAAAGGAAATCCTAGCCAAGAATTTAGTACAGTAATATTTAATTCTTTATTTCCCGTAAACTTTTCTAATTCTTCTACTAGCCAAATAGCAGCTTTCATAGAGTTTGGATTCAAAGACTTGCGGAAATCTTCGGCTTTCCAAGGCATTTCGTGATTAATTTTATCTAACCCATCACCCCAGTTTTCATAGTTGTTCAAAAAGTTATAGCTTAACATCTTCAGGTCGCTCCATAGAATCATATAAACAAATAAGGGGATCTTCTCTAAACGTCTGCTTTCTCACATCTGTTGGCCATATGTAGCCGTTGTTGTAACTGTAAGCCCAACCGTCCGGAAAATAGTCTATATTTAATAGACGTTCTCCTTGGTGTGCAAAAAGATTATCTAGTCCTCTGTAATAGAAAAACATCTGAGAAGGATAGTCTTTTACAAATTTTGTAATCTTATCAATATTTAGTCTGTCATTCCATCGTAAAACACTTGAGTTTAAATCAGTGTATGCCCATGGTATATCAACAACATCAGTTTTCATTTTTCGCATATTGTGCCAGGTTGTTCTAATAAAAATAAGATTGTTATTACAAGGATAATCTACAATACAATCTATATCTTTCTGTATGACTACATCTAAATCAAAAAATATTTTCTCACCTTTTTGCTTTACAACATTACGATCAAAAAGATGCAACTTGTTCCACCACTTCTCGTAGTAGTTATCTTCTGGAAAAGGTATCACAAGTATATCTGGATTCAAGTTATGTGGTAGTTCAGTCAGACAATAAAAATCAAAGTCTTCTT